AGTTTTGCCATAACAGTGCCAGCTGATGCTGTACCACCTGTATTTGCTGTTTGCCCTATCAATTCTTTTATATTATCTATATTTTGTTGTACTTCTTCTATATCATTTTGACTTACACCCTTTACATTTACGCTTCCAATCATAGTATCACCCTTTCAATATAATATTATTTCTGTTGTTATTTCTGATATGGGCTGTTTCATTGCTCTTACTCTTACTTTTCCAGAAAATGTCTCTGAAATAGCACAAAATCCACAATTTACTGCTACTTTCATACTTTGAGACAATATAATTATGTCAGCTCTATTATCTTCTGTTGCTTGTTGTAGTACAATGTCATAGTATTTTGGGTAAATGTTACTGTCACTTTGCCATCCATTTGTTGAAATTGTAATATAAAAATATTGTGGTTTATCAGCTTTTTTATTTTCTATTTCTTCTATTGCTGCAACAGTGGCGTTAGTAAGTTCACTGATTTTACTTGATGTATACCCTTTTACTCTTTGCAAACTTTTTTTAATCTGTTCAAAAGTTACTATTTTCATTTATTTCTTACCTCCTTTACACAAAAGGAATAGGGGAGAAAATCTCCCCTGCCATTATGCACTTGCTTCTACTGTACCAAACACTTCATCTAGCATTGCGTTGACTTCTTCTGTTGTAGCAACTTCTTGTTCATACACTTTTGTTTCTACACCATTGATTTTAATATTACCATTTGTAGCACTTGCTTCTACTTTTACAGCACCTTCTGCAATGCCGTCTAATTTTGTTATTTTTTCTGTAGCAATCAGTTCTTTTCCTTCTTCTTTTAAAACATAATCCTCTAAATTTACACTAGTATCATCAAGCTGTTCTAACTTTTCGCCAATTTTAGCATAAATATCATAATGATTTGTTTCAGTATTAAAAAGCAAATACATTACATTTTCTTGTGCGTCAGCAATTTCTGGCAATGTATCCACTTTTTCAAATTTCGCATGACCTGCTTCTGCAATCGCTGCTTTAATCCCTTTTTCTGTTTCTAGTTTTGTCCTTTCTGCTAATAATTTTAATGCTTCTAATTTTGTTGTTTTTGTTAAACTCATAATAAAATCCTCCTATTTTTCAAATACTTCGTTTAATACTTTTTCTACTTCTTCATTTGTTGCTACATAATTTTTGTAAAATTCTTCTATGTCTAAACCATAACCACCCTCTGTAATTTCCCCTGCGATACCATAATATGCCTTTAATAATACAAGACTTGCTTTGATTTCTTTTTTGGGTATTTTATCTGCAAAAAATCGTACTGCACCATTTATTGTTTGCACTGTAGTATTCATACCACAAGCACGTGCAGCACTCATATCATTAGGGTATATACTTACTATTGGCATCATATTTTCTGTAATATCTTTTTGTACTATATCTATATATACGCCTCCCTCTCCACCCTCTATATTTTCTAACCATTCTGTAGTTGGTATTACAATATCCCTTTGTAAAATTGCTTCTGCAATCATACGTTCTACAGTAGCTTTGGTTGCAATAGAATTAGCATCTATTACTGCTGTAACAGTATCTACATCTCCTACTGCTGCAATTAAATCAAATGTTGCCAATTTTCCTACAATAGAGCTGGAAGGTCTTATCCATTCTGGTTCATTTTCTAATGATAAATAAGTATATGGTACTTCGCCTTCATCTGGGTCTTCTGCAAACAGAACAATACAGGTTACATAAAACCCTTTTTCTACATCAGAACTGTTAATTTGTACAGTTACTTGACATTCTCCGTCTACAGGATTACTTACAGAAACAATTTTTGCTTCCATAACATACTCTGCTGGTTCTGTCATTGTTTTAGGCGTTTTTCCTTCAGGAATATATCCTTTTCCTGCAACTGCTCTTGTATAATTCATTTTGCATCTACCAGCCATAATTTTTCCCATCAGAGCAACGCCAGTTAGAGAACCATAACTTCCATCTTCAAACTGGGACATTTTTTTACACCCCCTTATTTATTCAATTCTTTTAGATTTGATATGAACATGATAAAAAGTTCCTGTTGCACCACCATTATGGCTGAGCACTGCTCTTTTTCTTTCACCAAATTGATTTATAGATAAAGATGAAACACGATTATCTAAATAACCGAAATGAGTCAGCATTAGATTATAGCGATAAGTGCGATAGACACGAAGATAAATGTGCATTCCAACGCCAGCAGCCAAAATACGTTTGATAGCATGAGCAATTTCTTCAATCAATTCTAATCTTTCTTGAGAAAGAAGTTTTCTATCTACATAAAGAGCAATTTTTGCAGGGTAGATATCTTCTAATAAAATATTAGAAAAGTCTACATCTAGTAAAGCCGCTGCTGCTTGTATTACAGTGTTAATATCGCCACCTGAAAGTTGCGCCATTACTTTTACTTTTATTGCAAGTCTATAAAATCTATCATCAGGAGTAATTCGCTTGACACCAAAGTTTGCACCATATCTATCAAGTACAGAACCACAAGCATAATCAATATCGTCCCACAATTTTACCAATTCCGCCTGTTTCTGAGCTAAATTTAATCCCCAAGCAAAAAGTGAAAACAACTTTCCAATGTTGGTTTCAAGAGGTAATCCGTGTTGACAATTATTATAATCTTTTCGAGTATATGCACTTGTTAATTCATAAAGCATTTCAGATAAATAGTTTTTCATATCACTATCACCTTGCTTTCATCTGTAACAGCTTTTTCACGAGATGCAATTTTAATGTTATCCCAACCATAATTTATGCCGTCTGAACTGATTTTCATTTTAAAATCTACAACTCCTGCTACTTTTAAAACTTCTGTTGGTAAGGCTACACAAATAACTGTTTGTCCAATATTCAGTCCTCCTCTTGTATTTGCACCAATATAAGACACAATACTTTGCTTGATTTGTTCAATGCCATCTAGTGGAAAACTCTTGTTTGTGACAAGGTCATATATCATTATCCAAACATTTATTGGAGTAGGACGACTAAAACTAATATTATGTATAGTGCCTGCTACACTAACAACAGCAACAGTTGTATTTCCATAAGTTTGAATTCCTGCTGCCTTTCGTCTAAAAATTGCAGTTGCAATTTCTTCGTCAAGTCCACCATAAGCAATAATTTCAAAAGAATGGGGTGGTAGACCACTTTTGCTCACTTCATCTGTATCATTTTCTTCTCCTGTAACTGCTATGACAGCTTCAACACTTTCATAAATTTCAGCTATAATGGCATCTATATTTACGCCACCTGCAAAGTCTACAGATAGATAATATCTTTCACGAAATTCTGCATCAGTTTCTGTGTTTCGTCCGCCTTCAAAGGCTTTTACATTTGATACTGTTAAAATTCCAGATTTGGGGTTTGTGATAATATTTATTGTATTTTTTTCTGTGTTGCCGTCAGGACCAGGAATAACTGCTGATGCAGGAAGTGTTACACTCCCACCAGATATTACACCTGATTGAAGTGTAACATATTGTGAACCAGAGATTGTTTCTGAAAGATATCCTTCTGGTACTTCTATACCTTCTTCACCTGTAAATGTTAGATATCCTACTGCTTTCTGTGCTCCAAGAAGCCTCAGCCCTATTGCTTTACCAAGATTATAAAGACTAGAACCAACGGCAGTATCAATAAATCGACTGTTATATACATCTTCAATCGTAGAGAACAAAAGATTAAGCATCCAAGCAAATATGCGTAAAAATATTCCTAATGGAGAACGCACAGTTAAGTTTGCTTTTGTACCAAATTGTTCTTGTGCTTTATACTCAAGTGCGTCTAATAAATCGGCATAGGTTGGTCTTCTAAAACCAACATCTGTTAATCCCCAATCTGTTGTTTTTGCCATTATACTGTCACCTCCAATATAATAGTATCGTTGCTTACCAGAGTTGCTAAAAATTTTACAGAAACGCTTCTTCTGTTATATGTAACATAAATTTCATCAATTCGTGAAATATCAGGTTCCTGAAAAACAGCTTCACGTATTACTTCTTTTATTTCATCGTCGTCTATATCATTTTGATTTACTCCAAAGATGCGTTCATAGTCAGTTCCATGTGTTTTGTCAGCAAAAAACTCAGCTTTCCATGTTAGAAGTGCATGACGAACATTCTGAACTGTTGTGTCTATATCAAATATCTTTTTAAAAAAGCCATTCTCATCAAAAACTAAATCACGAGTTTCAGGGTCAATCATTAAAGTCATATTTTTCATATTATCAATCACCTATAAATACATTATTGCTGCCATATTGAATACTTCCTGCTATTAAAACAGAGTCACCAACTCTTGCAGCCGAAACACCATTTATAAACACAGTAGAACTACCTGAAGAAATACTATCTGCATGAATTGAGTGTGTAATACACCCATGAGAGGCGTATTTGTCTCCAACTCTACCAGCACATTTTCCATTTATAAAAACATTTGAACTTCCTTCCATTAACGGAACAGAAGCACAACCATCATGTCCAGTACAACAATCGCCTTGCCTTGTAGCTGCTGCCATAAAATCATCTCCTAATTGATGTTCACTGTTGTACCCTGAATATTTACTGTTCCACTTGCACTAATTGATACATTTTTAGCATTTAATTCTATATTATCTGCAGAGAAACCTGCTGTTGTACCATTATTTACTAGCACTACTTTATCTTTTGTAATTGCAATACCAATGTTGCCATCTTCAGTTGCAAGAGCAAGACTTTCATCAGGCAAACCTTTTACTGCATAATTACCAGATACAATAGCACCTACGAAAATAGCGTCAGTTGTGGCATGATTTCGTTCAGTTAAGGGGATAGCTTCTTTGCCTCCAGTAACAGTGCTATCCATATCGTGGTCAAGATACAGTACAACACCTATATCTCCCTCTTTAAACCATGGGCGAAAAATAAATCCTCCACAACGTGTGCAGGAAATGGGGATATCTAATATAGGAGGTTGGCTTTCATATTTTCCATTTTCTAAATGTTTTGATAGAGGCTGTACATCAACTGTCATTTTTTTTAAATTAAAACTTATCACTTTAACTGTTGCTGCAACACAAATTGATGCAGCAAGTTTTTTGTCATGTATTTGTTGATAATTATAGCTGTTTATATCTGGCATGATATTCCTCCTTACTTTTGGCATGGCTTCAGTTCTATTGATGTTTTCCAATCCCCCGTTCTGCCACCACTATGTTTGCC